GTAAACGCAAGAGCCGCCGCGGCGGACAAGGCGAGGATGCCAAAACCGGCGCCGGCGGCAGACGTCGTCGTCGCAGTAGCAAGAATGGCAAGAAGAGCCGCCGCGGTTCACGTAGGTCTAGGCGCAACTAAATCAAATCATAATCATACCATTGTTATGTTTTTTTTTCTAAATGAAAAAAGAAAGAAAAAACATAAAATTTCAAAAAATAATCACGTCATACATTATACATTAATAGATTCATAGATTCATAGATATAGATATGCACGGTTTGCAAAGTATTCCATCTCATTCATTTTACCGACACAATACAAACATAGTTCCAAATTCGCAAGATTCGCGTGTTGCTGTGACGAGTGGAGGCACTCGAAAACGTCGCCAACGTCGTGTCCGTCGTCATAAACAAAGTAAAACACGAAGAAATGGTGGGAAAAAAGGTAAGGGTAAGTCTAAGGCTAAGTCTCATCCGAAACAAAAAACCGCCAATACACGGTACGACGTAAACTACGCTGGGCGTCAAATTGGGCACCAAACTCGAAGCCAGTCTGGAGGAATGTCGTTTCTACCAGGTGATGCGAATTTGATTACTTCACAGGTTGGACATATGTTTCAAAATGGAGTTGCGACACTTCGAGGGCTCGACCAGGGACCAGACCCTCTACCCTTTTCAGATAAAGTTAACATGAACAATCAAAACTTATAACCGATAAGAATACAAAATATAAAAAAATAAAAAAATAAAAAAATAAAAAAAATAAAAAACTAAAATAAAATAACCACTCACACTAATTAGAATTTATTTTATTTATTTAGTATTTTTATCAATCCAATGTTAAGTCGTCGTACTCGTGGTCGTGGTCGTGGTCGTCATCATAGTCGTCGGTATAAAAGTAAAGGTGGCAGAAAGTGGTCTAATAAATATAAGAAGAGCATCAATTGCAACCGACCGCGCGGATTTTCACAACGACAGTACTGCGCATACGGCAGAGGCTTAAAGACTATGAAACCTGGGTCCAGGTTCAATCAATCGGGTGGTGATATTTTGAATTACTTGCCGTCAGATATGAGCATGACGCTGCGTCAGGCGGGAAATGCATTTTCATCCACTGTGAATGCATTAAAAGGGTTCGCGCCGGACCCCAGCCCGCTTCCTTTTAACGACCATAAACTTCAAAAAACGGAAGTGTCCGTGTCCGAGCGCATCCCGGATATCAAAAACTACTATAAAAATGCCATGAACCTCATTCCCGCACTTTGATAATTTTTTATACAGAAACAGAGTAATACTCAGGCAAGCCATCAATGTTCATCACGTGAGACTTAGCGTTTTGGGACAGCGCGCTGCGCTTGACTTCGTATTTTGAAAACAACGGATTTTCAAGCTGTTTTGCAGGAACGTGCGCGTGCACCGTGCGCGCAATCATCTTGTACAACTTAAAATCGGGATACCGCTCTTTCCCGGACGATTTGTACAACACGTTTCGCCCCTTGTCATCACTGACCCACTCATTGATCAGCGCAATGATTGGATTGCTTGCAATGAGTTTAAGCACCCGTTCCGACTTCAGGTTGATGTTAACGTCGTGGGTGGGAATAAAGTAATCAAACATGGAACATGCCAGTCTGCATAAATCAAAACTGAAATTCGGTTCTAACAACGGCTTTTTAGGGTTCATGTACGGAGGAAAGTTATACTGAGTGGCAGCGTCACCCGACGAATGAAAGCTGTCGCTGCACATTGTCAAGTTTTTGAAACGGTACACCGAGCGGCCGAAATCAATTACCTTGAATAGTTTACCAAACGTCGGGACTTTGTAGTGTTTTCCGTTATACGCATAGTAAAGGTACTCTTTTTTGGTTTCAACAAACATGATATTGTTCGTGTGCAAGTCGTTGTGCGTAAACCAAAACATTTTTTGGTACGCTATCAGCGTCATAATAACCTGCATTAAAATGGACGACCATTGTTCAATTGACGTTATTTCGTTGTTTTCCATCAGCGCGTCAAGCGTGTCTTCACACTCTTCCATCACAATCGCATTGACAGGAAACTTTTCAATTTCAACGTAGACCCCATCGTCTTCGTCTTCTTCATCGTCGTATTCGTCATCGTGATGTGCGGCGTCATGTTCTTCATCGGGGTCTTCGGGTTCATGGTCTTGGTCGTCGTCTTCACTACTTTCACTTTTGTTCTCATCCTCATTATCGTGTTCAATATGGCTGCTCGTGTTTGAGGTTTTTGAGTCGTGTGAAGATGCACTATCCCTATCATCATTATCATTATCATCATCAGTGTCTGCGGAGGATGGCTCATTATTTATTTCTTTTATTTTACTTTCGTACACGGTTTCATAGTTTAAACCAGACGCACACTCACTTGCAGTTTCAGTCGAATCTGTAAACAACGTACGTAAACCAGATTCGTCGAATGTATCAAACTGAATCAACACGGCGTTGTTATCGGGCGATTCGACGTCAATGCACGATGCTTCGTGTTCAGGTTGTATTTGAAGTTTGGGTTTGTACGCTCTATCCGAATGATTTCCTTGATACATACCCGTTTGAAGCGACATTTGGCTAAAACTGTACTGGTCCATATGAAACAACTTCCCAAGATTCGCATTGAAAAAGGAACACTCGCTAAAGTATTCAACATCGTCCGATATGTCAACTTCAAAGTGTCGTTTGTGTGCAACAAACGAGCCATAATATTCCAGACCGTGCACAAAGTTGTGAGCGTGCATCACTTTACTGGTAAGATACGTAAAAAACCCGTCCACGTACGCGGAGTTGTTCACATCATTTACCTTGGGTAGAGCACCATTCGGGGTTGCGCCATCACCATATTTTGGAAGCGCCATTAAAACCGCGTTATCAATGCTGCTGTACTTTCCAGACAAGTACCGAATGGGGTCAATCAAAGGAGAATACTTTACAAACACGCCTTTAACTTCTGTTGGAGCATTTGGCTTTGTGGAATCGGCCAGTTCAACGTCAATAAAGCGCGGGTCGTATTCGTATTCAGCATCTGAAACAGATGGTACCGGAAGCACCACGGACACCAGTTCGTACCGGCTGTTCAATCCCACACTGTTATAATTTTTCTCCGTCATGTTCAAAAAATTGGTGTATATGGGCAAGTAATTTTGTATATTTTCAAGACCATGAATTGAATTTGCGCTTTCTAAACTTTTTAAAAATGCAGCGGATGTTTTTCGATAATAAAAATCCATGATGAATGAACCGAAATGAAGAAAATGAAGAAATGAATAAAAAATACTATTTTTTATGTTTAATATATTTTTATGTCGATGTTTTAACGTAAAGCATTTTGTTTCAAAAATGTCGACAAAAAAGAACCGCTCAAGTATTTTTTATTATGATGGTGTGTTTTATTGAATGCGTACTGGCGGCTCCCAGTCCTTTTTTTCACATTCCATCCCGAACTCATTGCCCGTAACACAAATTTCATGATGGCTACATGCTTTAATTCATGCGATTGGCTTGAATTCTCAAATTTTGCACGATACAGCGCGGATTCACTTGTGGAAACCAGGCTAAACGCATCCAACATGGGATAAATTTCGTCGCTGATGATTTGGTTCAAAGTAGTCGACACGGTTTGCGCGTTTACCCGTATTTTCACTTCGTGATTTCCGCGCACAGTGAACTCTTTTATTGTATTTCCCGCTTCCAAAAGTACGTACACCAGTTCCATTATCTTTAATAGGGCCGTCATACGTTTCTACTTGTTCTTATTCTATATTATTCTATTGAATTACTGAAAAAACGAGAGAAAAACATTTTCAACATTCAAACTCAATTGTTCCATTCAATTATTCAATACCTTAAAAAAAGATTTAAGTATTTTCATGCTATTTTTAGCTATATCATGAAATGCCGTCATTCAAACAAAAGTCGTCTAAAAAACTACTTTCGGATGTAAAAAATACAGTGACCTTGGATAATATGCACAAGGAAAAACAAACTGAGTTTCAGTACATACAGAATGAATTGATTCCTAAACTAGAAAAGGAACTTGCCGACAATAAAGATTTTTTAAAAAAGCACGTTACGGGTTCTCGAGTAAAACTACGAACCGATGACATTTTAGACGAAGTGTATCGCGTTCGCGATAGAAACCGCGAAATAAAAGAAACGCTGACAAATTACAAACACTACATCAAAAACTATTACTTGACAAACAACAAGTATATTTTCTCGTACTTTGAAGACAAAAAGGAAATATCGGATGCGGCGCCATTGTCGGCGTCGGCATCCGCGTCCACGCCCGCGTCCACGTCCACATCCATGTCCACGTCCACGCCCACGCCGAATCATGGCATGACAAAAAATAAAATCATTCAGTCTTTTTTCAAGGTTGCTACAGAAGAACCTGAACACAAGCCGCCAGATAAAGTGGACCATCACTCCGGTACTGCCTGCGAACTGGAAGTGAAAAAAACGGTGGACGCGGTTCCGAGTGACCGTGTATACGTGCACAAACTTACAAATTTGCAGCACTATTTGCACAACACGGGTAAAGCGGTTTTTGATTATGACAAGTACGCATACCAGTCGGACGTGTGCTCGTGGTGCAACCGGGGCGAACTTGTGGCCATAGAAAGTGAAGGCATCTTGGTATGCAACAAGTGCTCCAATTTTACCGTGTACTACGTGGAATCCGACAAACCGTCCTACAAAGAACCTCCGAAAGAAGCGTCCTTTTATGCGTACCGTCGCATTAACCATTTTCGAGAGATTTTGGCACAAGTGCAAGCCAAAGAAACTACTCAAATTGATGACAGCATCATCACCGCAATTGAAAATCAAATTCATAAAGAGCGAATCACGCTTGACCAGTTAACCGACGCAAAAGCAAAAGAGATTTTGAAAAAACTGGGCTACAACAAGTACTATGAACACATCCCATTTATCAAAGAAAAACTGGGCATCAAGCCGCCGGTCATGACGCCTGAACTGGAAGAAACGTTGTGCAACCTGTTCATGGAAACCCAAGGACCTTATGCGCGGTTTTGTCCCGACGAACGAGTGAACTTTTTAAACTACTACTATACCGTGTATAAGCTGTGCGAGCTGCTGGGCCAAACGCAGTACTTGCCCTACTTTCCAATGTTGAAAGACAGGGACAAACGCATCGAACAGGATGAAATCTGGAAAAAAATATGCAAGGAACTAAATTGGGAGTTTATACCTACACCTTGAAAAATATAATAAACACATCCGGTGGACTACTTTATTATATCGAACATGAACCTACCGAAATTGCATTCAGACATTGTAACAAAGCTCCGACACTTTATCACAAATAAAAAAATTCCAAATATCATATTTCATGGTCCAAACGGGTGTGGAAAAAACACGATTCTCTCGAATTTTATTCAAGCCATTTACAACAACGCCAAGCCCGTCATTAAAACGCATGTCATGACTGTAAACTGCGCATACGGACGCGGCATTCGGTTCATTCGAGAAGACCTGAAGTACTTTGCAAAAACCAACTTGGATACGGCCAACGGAGAAATGTTCAAATCCATTGTGCTGCTCAACGCGGATAAATTGACCATTGACGCGCAGTCGGCCCTGCGTCGATGCATTGAACTGTTCTGCCATTCCACGCGATTTTTCATTGTAGTCGAAGACAAAAACAAGTTGCTGAAACCGATTCTTTCCCGGTTTTGTGAAATTTATATTCCAGAACACGCCGTTCGCGGAGTCGCTGTTAACTTGCACACACTAAGCATTGAAAAAACGCTGGGACTAAAAAAACATCACACTGCGCGACTGAACGCTTTGAAGCGCATTTTAACAAAACATGACATTTTTATTGCTCCAAGGTTACCATCGGCGCTGTCGCAAGAACCGCAGACCTACTTGGACCTGGTTACAGTGTCGGACACTTTGGTTGAAAACGGATATAGTGCATTGGATATCATTCATTTACTGGAACATACTGCATCCGCATCCACGTGCGATGACTCTGACCTGCTTAAAACGCATGAACTTCTTTTAGCATTTAGCGGAGTGAAGAAAGAATTTAGAAACGAAAAACTTCTTGTTTTGTTTGTTCTTTATTTTATAGTGTTTCGTTCAGAAATGGACTTAAAAAATATAACGTTCATTTAAAAAGTTTTAATATTTAGAATTTAGAATTCTTTCACATTTACATCTACGGCGGAATGGACGATTATTCAATCACCAACTTGTATGAATCAAGAAACGAGTTTGCAGCGCGACTGGTAAACTTGCTCGCACCGCAGCTCGTTCACGGGTTTCAAACCATGTTTGATGAATCTTGGAAGCTTTGCGCCGAGAACGACGAAATGGACAAGTACCTCATGACATTTCAAAACTTCCTATCTCGCGTGCCGAAATGGAATTCCACCATTATATCCAAAGAGTGCGACCGAATTAAGGAAGCCAGTTCGTGCAACTACTTGGAAGAACTCATTGCTTGCGTTCACGTAGTGCAGCTCAAAAGCCTGACGTGCATGCGCGTGGGTATGAAAAACAAGAAAATAAATGTGGACGTTCCAAAAGCTACCGACTTTGTTCACAACGCGTACATTCACTGTGCCAGAAAACTGTATACCAACACGTACTTGTATGAAAAAACGGCAAACACGCTCGTTACGCAGCGCAACCGCCGTGAAATTGAGCTCATTGTGAAAGAGTGCATTTTAAACGCAATGCGCGACTCCATTCCGATTGAGAAACTCATTCGAAGCTACATGGACCCCACCATTGAAGAGGACGTGGAAGTCAGCGAAGAAACCAAAATCATCAAAGAAGAGGCGGTCATTGAACCCGGCACTTCTGGAACGGGGGTCGATATTAGCGAAACCATGCCCGAGCTGGCACCGTCCAATTCTAAACTCGGAACTACCGCCGTAGCTCATGCGGCTTCTGGCGCTGACAGCGAAACAGAAAAGGAACAAGCTTCTGTTTTAGAACGACTAGAACAGGAGCGACTGAAGACGGCTGAAGCAAAGGAGCTGGAAGCCATGCGTGAAATTCTCGCTGACGCGGAGTCGTTGTCATCGTCCACCGGTGACAAAGTCCCCAACAACAATATGGAGAAGTCTTCCGAAGTAAAATTCAGTGAAAACGTCATGGTAAAATCAATCGAATCGCAAGATGCGGAAGCTGACCGTGAAAGTCGGCGCGGATACGATGCGCAGGATGAAGATGAAGATACCAGCAGCCGTATTCAAATTGGCGAAAGCGTAAATCTCGACATTGGTGCCGAGCCGGTTGTTGACGGGGACAGTATCAGCATCTTAGATGATATCCAGGTTCTATCATAGTTCTAATTATTCAATTATTGGGGTCAGTATTTGTTC